GGCGGCAAATACGAGCCTGCGGGGATTGTTCACCGTGGTGAATTTGTCTTCACGAAGGAGGCAACCAGCCGGATTGGCGTGGGGAATCTTTACCGGCTGATGCGCGGCTATGCCACCGGCGGTTATGTCGGTACACCGGGCAGCATGGCGGACAGTCGGTCGCAGGCGTCCGGGAAGTTTGAGCAGAATAACCATGTGGTGATTAATAACGACGGCACGAACGGTCAGATAGGGCCACAGGCGCTGAAGGCTGTTTATGACGTAGCCCGTAAGGCGGCAATGGATGTCGTGACCGGGCAGATGCGTGATGGTGGTCTGTTCTCCGGAGGTGGGCCGATGAAAACCTTCCGCTGGAAAGTGAAACCGGGTATGGATGTGGCTTCGGCTCCCTTCCGTCAGGGAGGTGCGCTTTGGTGATGGTTACTCCCAGCGCGCGCCTGCCGGGCTGAATGCCAACCTGAAAACGTACAGCGTGACGATTTCTGTCCCCCGTTGGGAGGCCACGGCGCTGGAATCGTTTCTGGCAGAGCACGGAGGCTGGAAAGCCTTTCTGTGGACGCCGCCTTATGACTGGCGGCAGATAAAGGTGACCTGCGCAAAATGGACGTCGCGGGTCAGTATGTTGCGTGTTGAGTTCAGCGCAGAGTTTAAACAGGTGGTGAACTGATGCAGGATATCCGGCAGGAAACACTGAATGAATGCACCCGTGCGGAGCAGTCGGCCAGCGTGGTGCTCTGGGAAATCGATCTGACAGAGGTCGGTGGTGAACGTTATTTTTTCTGTAATGAGCAGAACGAAAAAGGTGAGCCGGTCACCTGGCCGTATCCCATTCAGGGGAGTGGTTTTGAACTGAATGGCAAAGGCACCAGTACGCGCCCCACGCTGACGGTTTCTAACCTGTACGGTATGGTCACCGGGATGGCGGAAGATCTGCAGAGTCTGGTCGGCGGAACGGTGGTCCGGCGTAAGGTTTACGCCCGTTTTCTGGATGCGGTGAACTTCGTCAACGGAAACAGTGACGCCGATCCGGAGCAGGAGGTGATCAGCCGCTGGCGCATTGAGCAGTGCAGCGAACTGAGCGCGGTGAGTGCCTCTTTTGTACTGTCCACGCCGACGGAAACGGACGGCGCTGTTTTTCCGGGACGTATCATGCTGGCCAACACCTGCACCTGGACCTATCGCGGCGATGAGTGCGGTTATCACGGTCCGGCGGTCGCGGATGAATATGACCAGCCAACGTCCGATATCACGAAGGATAAATGCAGCAAATGCCTGAGCGGTTGTAAGTTCCGCAATAACGTCGGCAACTTTGGCGGCTTCCTTTCCATTAACAAACTTTCGCAGTAAATCCCATGACACAGACAGAATCAGCGATTCTGGCGCACGCCCGGCGGTGTGCGCCTGCGGAATCGTGCGGCTTCGTGGTGAGAACGCCGGAGGAAGACAGGTATCTTCCCTGCGTGAATATCTCCGGTGAGCCGGAGGCGTATTTCCGGATGTCGCCGGAGGACTGGCTGCGGGCAGAGATGCAGGGTGAGATTATGGCGCTGGTCCACAGCCACCCCGGTGGCCTGCCCTGGCTGAGCGAGGCTGACAGACGGCTGCAGGTGCAGAGTGATTTGCCGTGGTGGCTGGTCTGCCGGGGGGCGATTCACAAGTTCCGCTGTGTGCCGCATCTTACAGGGCGGCTCTTTGAGCACGGGGTGACGGACTGTTACACGCTGTTCCGGGATGCTTATCATCTGGCGGGGATAGAGATGCCGGATTTTCATCGCGGGATGACTGGTGGCGTAACGGTCAGAATCTCTATCTGGATAATCTGGAGGCCACAGGGCTGTATCAGGTGCCGTTGTCAGCGGCGCAGCCGGGCGATGTGCTGCTGTGCTGTTTTGGTTCATCTGTGCCGAATCATGCCGCCATTTACTGTGGTGACGGCGAGCTGCTGCACCATATTCCTGAACAACTGAGCAAACGAGAGAGGTATACCGACAAATGGCAGCGACGCACACACTCCCTCTGGCGTCACCGGGCATGGCACGCATCTGCCTTTACGGGGATTTGCAACGATTTGGCCGCCGCATCGACCTTCGTGTGAAAACGGGAGCCGAAGCCATCCGGGCGCTGGCCACGCAGCTACCGTCGTTTCGCCAGAAACTGAATGAGGGCTGGTATCAGGTGCGCATTGCCGGGCGTGATGCAGGCGAAAACGAATTATCTGCCCCGTCTTAATGAGCCGCTGGCAAATGGTGCCGTGATCCACATCGTACCGCGTCTGGCGGGGTGCCAAAAGTGGCGGTGTTTTTCAGGCAGTGCTGGGTGCGGCGCTGATTGCTACGGCAATCTGGATGCCGGGAATCAGTATCGCTTTCAGTGACATTCTCTTTTCTATGGGGGCAGCGATGACGCTTGGTGGGTGTTGCACAGATGCTGGCCCCTAAACCCAAAACTCCACGTACACAGACAACGGATAAACGGCAAACAGAACACCTATTTCTCCTCGCTGGATAACATGGTTGCCCAGGGCAATGTCCTGCCTGTTCTGTACGGTGGAAATGCGCGTGGGGTCACGTGTGGCATCTCAGGAGATCAGCACGGCAGATGAAGGGGATGGTGGTCAGGTTGTGGTAATTGGGCGGTAATATTATTTACTCATGTTTTAACTGATTTAATATTTATATCGAATACTGATAATTATTCTGTTGGTTAGCTATATGAACAAAACGATTTTATTCTGCACGATTATTGCCTTAACAGGATGTAAATCTTTGGATTACGTAAAATCCGGAAAACCTGTAATGGAAGGTAATTCATTAAAAAATATTGATGAATTGTCAGGCTGCATATCCAGACAATGGGCTGGTAATGGAACACCTATAACATCCCTTCCTATTGAGAATGGGGTAAGCCTTTTAGTTCCACAGGCTATGGGTGGGTACGATGTTGTGCTTGATATCAAAAAAGCAGGAAATGGCAGTAGTTTTACTCTTTATGAACGCGTACCAGCATTAACGCCAAAAATTTTTGCTGATAGTGTTAATGCATGTAAATAATAGTTAATCCTGCCGTAACTCATGAGCCCGCCTTTTGGGCGGCTTTGTCGTTTATGGAGTGTGAGGAATGGGTAAAGGAAGCAGTAAGGGGCATACCCCGCGCGAAGCGAAGGATAACCTGAAGTCCACGCAGTTGCTGAGTGTGATCGATGCCATCAGCGAAGGGCCGGTTGAAGGTCCGGTGGATGGATTAAAAAGCGTGCTGCTGAACAGTACGCCGGTGCTGGACAGTGAGGGGAATACCAATATCTCCGGTGTCACGGTGGTGTTCCGGGCAGGTGAGCAGGAGCAGACACCGCCGGAGGGATTTGAATCCTCCGGCTCCGAGACGGTGCTGGGTACGGAAGTGAAGTACGACACGCCGATTACCCGGACCATCACGTCTGCAAACATCGACCGTCTGCGCTTTACCTTCGGTGTGCAGGCACTGGTGGAAACCACCTCAAAGGGGGACCGGAATCCGTCGGAAGTCCGCCTGCTGGTTCAGATACAACGTAACGGTGGCTGGGTGACGGAAAAAGACATCACCATTAAGGGAAAAACCACCTCACAGTATCTGGCCTCGGTGGTGGTGGGTAACCTGCCGCCGCGCCCGTTCAGTATCCGGATGCGCAGGATGACGCCGGACAGCACTACAGACCAGCTGCAGAACAAAACGCTCTGGTCGTCATACACCGAAATCATCGATGTGAAACAGGGCTACCCGAACACGGCACTGGTCGGTGTACAGGTGGACTCGGAGCAGTTCGGCAGCCAGCAGGTGAGTCGTAATTATCATCTTCGCGGGCGCATTCTGCAGGTGCCGTCGAACTATAACCCGCAGACGCGGCAATACAGCGGTATCTGGGACGGAACGTTTAAACCGGCATACAGCAACAACATGGCCTGGTGTCTGTGGGATATGCTGACCCATCCGCGCTACGGCATGGGGAAACGTCTTGGTGCGGCGGATGTGGATAAATGGGCGCTGTATGTCATCGGCCAGCATTGCGACCAGTCGGTGCCTGACGGCTTTGGTGGCACGGAGCCACGCATCACCTGTAATGCTTACCTGACCACGCAGCGTAAGGCGTGGGATGTTCTCAGTGATTTCTGCTCGGCGATGCGCTGTATGCCGGTATGGAACGGGCAGACGCTGACGTTCGTGCAGGACCGGCCGTCGGATAAGGTGTGGACCTATAACCGCAGTAATGTGGTGATGCCGGATGACGGCGCGCCGTTCCGCTACAGCTTCAGCGCCCTGAAGGACCGCCATAATGCTGTTGAGGTGAACTGGATTGACCCGGACAACGGCTGGGAGACGGCGACAGAGCTTGTGGAGGACACGCAGGCCATTGCCCGTTACGGTCGTAACGTCACGAAGATGGATGCCTTTGGCTGTACCAGCCGGGGGCAGGCACACCGCGCCGGGCTGTGGCTGATTAAAACGGAACTGCTGGAAACGCAGACCGTGGACTTCAGCGTGGGTGCCGAAGGGCTTCGCCATGTGCCGGGCGATATCATTGAAATCTGCGATGATGACTATGCGGGTATCAGCATCGGTGGTCGCGTGCTGGCGGTGAACAGCCAGACCCGGACGCTGACGCTCGACCGTGAAATCACGCTGCCATCCTCCGGCACCACGCTGATAAGCCTGGTTGACGGAAATGGCAATCCGGTCAGCGTGGAGGTTCAGTCCGTCACCGACGGCATGAAGGTGAAAGTGAGCCGTGTTCCTGACGGCGTTGCAGAATACAGCGTGTGGGGGCTGAAGCTGCCGACGCTGCGCCAGCGCCTGTTCCGCTGCGTGAGTATCCGTGAGAACGACGACGGCACGTATGCCATCACCGCCGTGCAGCATGTACCGGAAAAAGAGGCCATCGTGGATAACGGGGCGTACTTTGACGGCGACCAGAGCGGCACGGTGAATGGTGTCACGCCGCCAGCGGTGCAGCACCTGACCGCCGAAGTCACCGCAGACAGCGGGGAATATCAGGTGCTGGCGCGCTGGGACACGCCGAAGGTGGTGAAGGGCGTGAGCTTCCTGCTCCGTCTGACCGTAACAGCGGATGACGGCAGTGAGCGGCTGGTCAGCACGGCCCGGACGACGGAAACCACATACCGCTTCAGGCAACTGGCGCTAGGGAACTACAGGCTGACAGTCCGGGCGGTAAATGCGTGGGGGCAGCAGGGCGATCCGGCGTCGGTATCGTTCCGGATTGCGGCACCGGCCGCGCCTGTCACTATTGAACTGATACCGGGGTATTTTCAGATAACGGCGGTCCCGAAACTGGCTGTATATGACCCGACGGTACAGTTTGAGTTCTGGTTATCGGAAACGCGGATTATCGATATCAGGCAGGTTGAAATCAGCGCGCGTTATCTTGGTACGGCGCTGTACTGGATAGCCTCCGGACCGGATATTGAGCCGGGCAATAATTATTATTTTTACGTTCGCAGTGTGAATACCGTCGGCAAATCGGCATTTGTGGAGGCTGTTGGCCAGCCGGGTAACGATGCTGAGAAATATCTCCATTTTTTTGAAGGGAAAATAAACAGCACCCTGCTGGGGCAGGAGCTGAACGATCGTATTAATGCCTCGGCATTGCGCAGTGAAGTTGAGCAACTGGAGGATGAGATCAATCAGCAGATAGAGAGTGATATTGCTGAAGTGACCCAAAAAATCGGGGAGACAGAAAACAGCCTCACACAGCTGGTTGCGAAAAAAAATGATGAGCTGTCACTGGGTATATCACAGGTGAGCCAGAGAGTGGATAACGTCAGCAGCGAACTCACGCAGACGGTCAGTCAGAGTAATGAGGAGAATGCACGCCAGATAGCGCAGGTTCGCCAGTATGTGGATCAAAAAAGCAGTGAAATCATGACGACAACGGACCAGAAGCTGGGAGATCAGGAGGCCACCATCCAGCAGATACAAAAGGTTCAGACGGACACCAGTAATAACCTGAACAGTATGTGGGCCGTGAAACTGCAGCAGATGCAGGATGGTCGCCTTTATATTGCGGGTATCGGTGCCGGTATTGAGAACACCCCTGACGGTATGCAGAGCCAGGTGCTGCTGGCGGCAGACAGGATTGCGATGGTTAATCCTGCGAATGGTAATACAACACCCTTGTTTGTGGCTCAGGGGGATCAGCTGTTCCTGAATGAGGTTTTCATGTCCAGGGCGACGATTGATTTTGCGGAAATTACGGGGGTTCTTCGTTCTTCGGGATTTGAAGTCAGGGGACAGGGAGGCTGGGATCTGAGCCGGGAACTGAACTGCTTCAGGGTCGATGATGAAAACAATGTCATTCGGGTGAGAATGGGCAGGTTATTCTGAGGAGCGAATATGTCATTGCAATATGGCTGGCAAATCATGGATGCAACGGGCAGGGTGGTTACGGATACGTCTGCAATTATGTGCAGACGTTTATTCTCATATCATGTTCCGATCATTGAAGCACTGGCATCAAATATCCCGTGGTCAGTGACATTTGGTGTCAGTTTTAACAATGGAACCCCATTCACACATTGTGTGACACGGAAGGGGATTACGGTGCCTTCCGGCAGGGTATGGTATCCGGTGGCACCGGATATTATCATCAACGGTAACAGCGTCACCTTAACCTATACAGCAAGACATGTTTCATATCCTGATGATTTGGGGTATCTCCTGGCTGTTGGCGGTGTGGATGTTCATTGTGGGGTTTACCACCGATGAGCGGTTATGGCATTCAGCTAATTAATGACTATGGACTGACAGTGGCAGATGCGGAAGATGTGAATTATGTTTTGCGAAGTGCCGGTCAGTTCAGTAATGGTCATTTTATCTCCGGCGGGAACACGACGAGCGCAATCAGTCTGATAACAACCGGAATGAACAGTCCTTTATTGTTTCTGAAGATGAATACAAATAATTCGAGGCTGACACAAAAAACCGGGGTCAATAAGCTGTCCCCTGATTTTGTTAATCCCGGAACATATATATCGGTGACAAGTATAGACGTGTTTAAATGGTGGAATATAAATATTGGCACGGTTCAGTATTATATTTTTGACAAGTGGATACCGCCGGAGCGAAGTTCATACGGTATGCAACTGTTTGACGGTTCAGGAGGAATTATATTTGATTCCGGGTGGTATTTTCTGAAATTACGGGATGTGAAATGGCTTGAACCGCAATATCCAAACCATTCAGGGCATGAGAGCGGTAGTAACTGGAGTAATGTCGGGCATGTTTCCGATGATGTCAATAACACAGCATTATCAATGCCTCTGGGCAGGGGCTGGATTGAGTCATCCTTACAGGGTGGATATTACTATAATGAGTGTTGTCATCTTGACGGTAACGGTAATCTCTATATATCCATAATACCGACAGGTGTTTATCTCGATATATCACCGACAGGAGGCTGGGTTGGCTCAATGAAAACCCAGGTCATGGTTGCGGATGTATCCGGCTTACCGACGAATTATAACCCTGTGGAGATAAGGAACGTTAACGGTTAAGTGCTGTAACGAAATCACGGCAAAATGAAACAGAAAATCTGAATGTAATCACAGCCCGCCGGAACCGGCGGGCTTTTTTGTGGGGTGAATATGGCAGTAAAGATTTCAGGTGTCCTGAAGGACGGAGCGGGTGAGCCTGTCGTAAACTGTGCGATTGAATTGCGTGCCAGAAGAACCAGTCCGACAGTTGTGGTTAATATTGTGGCAACCTGTCTTACGGGAAGTGATGGCGGGTATACTATTAATGCTGAGCCGGGATTTTATGATGTATTTTTGTCCCGCTCAGGGCATCCTCCTGTAAAGGCGGGGGAAATTTATGTTGCACCGACAGATGAGCCGGATACGCTGAATGCTTTTCTGGATGCACCAAAGGAGGGTGATTTACGCCCTGAGGTAATGAAGCGTTTTGAGGAAATGATAAATACCGTTTTTCGCTTGTCTGAGCAGGTGGTCAGTGACAGGGAGAGAGCAGAAACAGCTGCTGATGATGCAATCAATGCAGCAACATCTGCGGCGGTTAGTAAGGATGAGGCAGAAGAGCTAAAAAATCAGACACAGCAGAGCGCCGAAGCTGCAGCCGGAAACGCACAGCAGACGGCACAGGATGTGACGACAACCGCAACGGCCCGTGATGATGCGGAACGTTTTGCGGGTGAGGCAGAAAACAGCGCACAGTCATCAGGCACAGCGCGGGATGAATCAGTCGATGCCGCCGAACGTGCCCGCCTTTATCATAATGCCGCATCATCAGCTGCAACCAGCGCGGAAAATGCAGCAAATGCTGCACTCGGGCATGAAAACAGCGCCGCTGAATACGCCCGACAGGCTAAAGCCAGCCAGGATGCAGGTGCAGACAATGCGCAGGAAGCGAAACAGTACAGGGATGAGGCGCAGCAGATAGTTGATGACCTGAATGCAACAAATGCCTCCACGACAGAAAAAGGTCTGGTGCAACTGTGTAGTGATACGGACAACGACAGCGAGGAACTGGCTGCCACGCCAAAGGCTGTCAAAACCGTCATGGACGAGACGAAAACAAAAGCGCCACTGGACAGCCCGGCCTTCACCGGCACCCCAACCACCCCAACCCCACCGGATGATGCCGCCGGTCTGGAAGCAGCGAACGCAGCGTTTGTGCGCAAACTGCTTGCTGCGCTGGTTGGCTCATCGCCGGAAGTTCTGGACACCCTGAACGAGCTGGCCGCGGCGCTGGGCAATGACCCGAACTTTGCGACGACAATCACAAACGCGCTGGCAGGCAAACAACCGCTTAATGACGTCTTAACGGCAATCAGCGCACTGACGCAACGGGCAGATAATCTTCTGTACTTCAATACGGACGGGAATGCCTCACTGTCTCCGCTGTCAGAGAAGGCCCGCGCATTACTGGCGCATGACACGGCTGAAGCCATGCGCACGGAGCTTGAGCTGAACGCGGCTGCGACGATGGAACCCCAGAGTGATATCCGTGACCGCACACCGGGCAGGCTGGCCCTGTCCGGGATGTATGGGTTTGGACAGGCATTCACCAGCGCCGAAGCTCTGTCATTTAACGGACAGGCTGATTTCGTTATATGGCTGCAGACAGTCACCCCGGGGCGTTATGCGGTCAGTATTGCGGACTCCTCCACGCTGCTGAAGGGGACCACGAAATTTAACGGTATCATTGATGTGATGTGGTCACCGTCTGATAACGACGAATCAGACACGGCGCGTAAATTCAAAACGCTGCTGTACTACAACCAGTATTACGAGGATGAGCACAGCATACATTGTATGCGTTATCGCTACAGTGGTAACAGCTGGAATGCAACATCAAGCCTTATTGTGTATGACGGCAACTCCCTGGCATATCTGATGTCCTCAACCGCCGGTAATGGTCCGTTCTCATATTACCAATACCCGGCCGTCGGTGTGCCGATTATGGCGGTATATCAGGGAGAAAGTTTTGGTGAAAATGCTTCTCTGGGACTCGGTGATACTGTGCCGGGTTCCCGTCTTGGTCCTCTGGCCATGAGTGCACAGGTTAGTGATACAGGGACATACGCATCCTCACCGCAGGTTGTGATTGGCGGTGCCGGTGAATACAACTTCCCCGGTCGTTACACGGCGCTTTCGGGCCTGGGTAACAATTATGGTACTCAGCGTGGCTTTATCGGTCTTTTTGTACGCATTGAGTAATGAGGAAATCAGGCATGAAAATCAGAGCGGTGAAAGGTATCAGAAACGCACATTATCTTGAAAATGGTGCGGTTGACTGCGAGGTGTTATTTGAAGGTGAAACGGAGTTCGCCCTGTATACTGCCATACAGGATGATATGGCCCCGACAGGCCAGCACATCTGGCAGGAGCTGCAAAGCGGGAAATGGGGCGAAATCGCCCCGTTCACCGTCACGCCGGAACTTATTGCAGCGGCAAAGGATGCCAAAAAGCGGGAAATTGAGGCATGGCGCGACAGTCAGGAAAACGTTGAGTTTATTTTCACGTTTGATGGCCGTCGTTTTGATGGTGGAAAAACCTCGCAGTCACGCCTTGCCCCCGTGGTTGCAACAGCACAGGCCGGACTGCTTCCGGAGGGTTTTTTCTGGACTGATGCGGATAATAACAACGTAGTACTGACCAGGGAGAAACTTATTGCGCTGAACGATGCCATGATGGCGGCCATGGTGACGGAGGGCTTTAAAATCCACGAACGCCAGCGCGAGATGAAGGAACAACTGAATAATCTGGATGATTTGCGTTCAATCAGGGAAATGGTGATTAGCGATAATTAGCGGTCAATTCCGGGCTTTTTGGGCGCGCTTTCCGCCCAGAATTATACGTCAATTAGCCCAGAAAAAATCGCGAAGTTACAATTGGCCCGGCAACACCACTGAGTCATACAGCGAAACTTGATGCTGTTCGTGTAGCCATAATGGAATGCTGCTCCACGCTGAATCTCCCGTTTGTTGATATGCGTGATGTGGTGAACAGCAGTAACAGGCAGCTGTATACAGGGGCTGACGATGTTCACCCTAATGATGTCGGTCATGTTTTCGGGGGCTGCAGGCAGCAATGCGGGTGTTGCAGTTTTATGTGATACAGATAGCCAGTGAGCATATTGCGCCACTTCAGGATGCTGTAGACCTGGAAATCACAACGGAGGAAGAAACATCGTTGCTGGAGGCATGGAATAAATATCGGGTATTGTTGAATCGTGTTGATACATCAGTAGCTCTGGGTATGAAGCTGTTTGTAACTCATATTACAGTAACAGCCATTACTATCTCGAAGGTGCAAAATGTATATTGATTTGATATTTTATAAATTTACTTCGAATCTGACACGTCAACTTTTGATTAAAGTAATATCAGTTCTCGGCGAAAAAAGGGCCGTGTACATGAGACGATTTCATACAAGAAGAACAAAAATATGAATATGCTCCCAATGCAATATATGTTTTGCATTGGGAGCAAATGGCGGAATATTTTGAAATTATTGTATTTCTGCTTCAGAATTTCCTGGGCAGTATATATTTTCTATTTTTTGTGGAGTGATCAGGTGATGTACAACTGCTTTATCTACACATAAATTAACTCCGGTGAGAGCTAATGTATGCCCATCACCATTTATTGTTAGTAACGGGCTGGAAAATTTCTCTGCCATCTTACGGGCATTAATCCAGGGCGTTGTTGGGTCGTATTTGTGTGCTACAAACAGTAAACCAGAGGGCAGAACAGTATTTTTCAGGCGAGTTTTGTTCAGGTCGCTATGTATTGGCCATAATTCACAAAAATCAGGTGAATCGGAACGTCCATTGTCAAAGTTAATAGCCGGGAAGGCATTCGCAAGAGCGTCTTTTCGGGATTTTCGCTCTTCTGGTGTTAATTGCTCATCCCCCTGATCTACACAAAGGATTACCCCCGAAGCATCGCTTGACTCTTCTGAGGCTATCGGAGCACTGAGCGCAGTTTCAATTTCATTACTGACAATCCCCTGAGAGAACTGGCGTATGGCAGTTGCAAGGGTTGGCCATGATGAACGCCATAGCAGAAGGTCTGTTGTTAATGATATGAGTTCATCTGAAGATATATTTTCTCCCTTACTGTCTAATAAAGGTTTGTGATGTAATTTTGATAATAGCTCATGGAACTGAGTTATTGCCTTATCTCTGTCTGAAGAAAGCGGGCAACTTTTTGTACGCGCACACCAGGATGCAAAGCGATCAAACGTTTCCTGATAACTCTGTGCCTGTTTGAGTTGCCATGTGAAGTTGTCCTCCAGGTCATCGATATCGACGACTCCATCAAGAACGATAGATCTTACGTTGTAGGGAAAACGTTCTGCATATAAGGCTGCAATTTGAGTTCCATACGAATACGCCACGGCTGTCAGTTGTTTATCCCCCAAGGCTTGCCTAATACGATCAATATCGTATACAGCCTCGTTAGAGCCGATATGGCGAATGACTTCGGCTCCGGTATTATGGATACAGGCATTAATTTTATTTAATACTTGTTGCTTTCCGGTTATGTTTTCCTGAGTCTCTGTATCTGATTGCCGGCAGTTTATTGTCGGAGTGGACTGTCCGACGCCTCGAGGATCAAATCCAATAATATCCCATGACTCACGAAGATTTGTGACTGGCCAGTCAAAGTTAATATAAGGATTTATGCCTGGTAACCCGGGACCACCACTTATTATCAGGATACTTCCTTTATGCTTGCTTTTTGCCGGCAATTTTGTCAACGCTAGTTTGACTTGTGATTTTTTTTCATAAGAAGCATCTCCGCCTGTGTCTGTATATTTTAATGGAACAGACAAATAACCACATAGTAAGTCAGGAGACGGTTTTTCCTCACCAAACCAGTGGTTGAATTGACTGGCCATACAGGATTGCCACTGTATCTGCTGGGCAGATACGGTTACTGGTAGAAGTAACGTTAAAACAACTTTGAAATGAGTAATTATTTTTCGCATTGTGTCTCTGAATATCGGAATAAAGATAAAATTTGAATATATTGAGGTCTTGTGTTGCGGTAAGAGATTACACGTTATGACATAGGTTAAATGCTTACAAAATTAGTGGATATTGTCTACTTGTAACTGTAAACAAATTCCCCGGGGTTATACAATACCACCCGGGAGAAAATCTGGTTAACTTCGTTAAAAAATGTACTTAAGACCAGCAGTAGTGATGAAGTTATAGTTTTCTATGCCTGCACCATTTTTGCTGTAGTCTGAAGTGTTATCATTGTGATCATAAAGTGAAGTATTACCTTTTTTATTCGTAACCCGATTCCATGCGCCTTCAACATAAACTTTTGCGTTAGGTGTTACGTAATAACCTGCATTGACTGAAACAGAATAGTAATTTTGGTCTTTGACTTTGCTGCGATAAGTGATTCTTTTTCCTGGGTCATAGTGCTCATCGTTATCAGATGCTTCCACCCAGCCGCTGTATTTAAATGTGCCACCTAGCTCAAAATCTTCATAACGATAACTTCCAGTCAAGCCAATGTATGGCATTTTAAAACGTTGTTTGTAGCCGATTGCTCTTTCTCCATTCGGGAAGGAGCCGATATCATCTCTGAATCCCTCCTCAGAACTGTAGATATAGGAACCACCTCTGGCTGTAAAGCTATAACGGCTTTCCTGATATCCGGCCATGAGTCCCAGGCGGTAATTGGGTTCGTTGAGGAGCCAGCCTTTGATATTCAGATCAAATTCGTTGGCATAATTGAGTTGTGTATCAGGGTGTCTACTTTCATCCGTCCAGGTTCCGGGGTTACTGGAATCCATCCAGTCCTGATCGACCATATTGCCACCTCGGCTGCCGAGAGTTGTCCAGCCAGCAGCCCCGATAGATATCTGGGGCATCAAATCCCAATTAATTGCACCTTTAATAATTGCAGCGTTATTGAATTTCCAGTCGAGTTGACTGACTTTTCGGCCTCCTTCTTCGGCTAGATAAACACGCTCTTTTGTTTTTCCGCTCAGATTTCCAAGACTAATGTCCGCATTTATGTTGTCAGGAGTAAACGATAAAGTCTCGGTAGAAGCAAAAGAGCTGATCGCAATAGGGGTTGTCAGGACTATTCCCAGAAGTTTCGCCCGCATAAAAGGTCTCCATTCAATCGTTTTAATGATTGAATATGTATTTTTTATATCTAACTTAATGAGTCAATTGTATATTGTTTAACTGTTTATAGTTTGTTTAAGTTTGAATTATTGTTTCGTTTTATTCATTCTTTATGGTCAACTTGCCAAGTGTTGTATTATTGTTGTGGTTTAATGTGCTGGAAATTTTATTTTTGCTGATATTTTTATCTGTCTATAGTTATTCATTTATACGCATATTAGCAAAAAAAATATTATTGTAGGTATTTCTACAGTACATTTGACACGATGATCAACCTCTATGTAGCTATGTTTTTGTAAAGAAACTGTGCGTCACTGTATCCAGGACTGTTATGTGCCAAATACGGAAGTTGAAGTTACCAGCTCTTACTCTAAAGCTATAACGTATAGAAAAAATGCATTTGAGACGTGTAAAATCATTTATTTAATCGCAATTTATGTAATGGCATAATCAGGTCGGTGAAAGAGGGGAGAAGAATGGATAAAAGAGCTAAAAATCAGATAGTCGATAGCGATATTGCACGTTTGTTACTCAAGCTCAGAAAGTCTCGAAACTTGACTGTTACAGAGCTTGCCCAACGATCTGGTGTCAGTCAGGCGATGATCAGCAAAGTTGAACGAGGCACTTCAAGCCCCAGTGCAACAATACTTAGTCGGTTAGCTAATGCACTGAATATTACGCTATCAAAGCTTTTTGCAGAGCTTGAGATGCAACAGAATTCACTTGTACTTTTGACTGACCAGCAACAACATTGGATTGATGAAGAAACAGGCATTACCCGCTGGTCTTTGTCCCCAGCGGGTGCATGTCCGGAACTAATAAAAGTTGAAATCCCCCCTATGGGGCAATTGACTATCCCTGCCTCTGCAAATGAGCATCTTTCTGGACAAACTCTATGGATGTTAAGCGGCAGCCTTGATTTTCGAGTCAATCATCAGACTCAGCATTTACAAGCCGGTGATTGTCTTGCTCTTACCTTTGCCAGCGAGTACCAAATGAGAAACCCAGATAGCGGCCAGAGTTGTTCTTACATTGTCGCTTTCAGTCAAAAAAATCCATGA